GTACAATCCACCTCACCCGCCGTGTTTGGTTTGAACACCCTAACAGTGAAGTTGTTGGTTGACGTTGAAGCCAACTGCAACAGGGGAACCGTTGTGATGTTTGATGTTGTGATAGTTGCCACGTCTTCAGTGAAATAACCTTCTGCCACGTAATCCAACTGCACATATTGTCCAGGATTGGTTGTTCCTGAAACAACTGTGTCCGTTATCGTGGTCTTTGGTGTGGCACCCACGTATGTTATCGCACTGTAGGTCCTTGAAGTTGGTATCGTCCTCGTCACACTGGATCCATCGTCGTATGTGGCGGTGTTCACACCGCTCAACACTTCTTCAATGGCCTTTGATGTGAGGTTCACACTCACACCAACCAGTCCCTGTGGTTGTGCATTGGTGCCTGAGTTTATTTCAACTGTGACCCTGTAATATCTTTTCGCGCCAAAACTGGCGAACGTTGGTGAACTGGTCCTTGTCAACACCACCGTTGATGCACTGCTCATGTCTGAGTTGTCAGAACCCTCAATGGTGATCTTGGGAATGTCCTCGTTGCTGGAATCCAATGTGATTGGTGTCCTCACCGCTCCATCCAGTCCAGTCCTGATGGTGACCCTTGGAACCACAGTCACACTCTTGCCAGCGTCTATGATCGCACCTGTGAAGTTGACCCTACTGCTGGAATCAAGATTGCTGTACCAACTCGTATAGTTGTCCCAACCTGATGTTAGATCCGCCCAAGTGGTTGTGTCCTTGGGTAGGTATATTGATTGTCCCTTATCGTAAAAACCGTTTCCTGCCATTATGCGTCTAGGTCAAACTCTTGACCCGCTCCTCCTTCATCTACTCCTCCGCCAACCAGTGTTGACAGACTGCTTACATTTACTGATCTACCACTGAAGTTGCCATTTGCATCAACAGAATACAAAATTATTTCTGCTGATCTTGCCAACATCTCTGGTGATGCCACGAATGCTACGACGTCCTTGAAATATACAGGTATCGTGACTGTTCCATCACTATTGGCCAACAATGTGCTGGCAGGAATGATCCTCTCTGAACCTACGGCGAAACCTAGGCCAACTATACCGTCAGTGCCTCCACTGGTGCTGACTCCCTGTTGCACCAATAGGCGATATTCAACTATGTTGGTGTCAGTTGGTGTGAAAGTTAGTCTTCCTATCTCTGTGTTTGCTTCAACCGCCATATCGTTATCCTATATAAATCGTGTTAGGTGTGTAAGTTAAACTTGATGCTCCCTGTACCTCGTCAAAAGGATTTGGAAGATTGATGACAGGTCTAGTGATGTCAACCCCCTTGGCGTTGATCGCATAGTTGCCTGATTGATGTTCCATTGCACCTATCTCCAATGTTCCACCTGAATTAATTCTCATCTCTGCCACCCTGAAGATGCCATCCAATCCTATGAATGAGTCTGTGACCCTGATTAGATCACCCACTGTGACGTTTGAAGGACCAAGGTTGGTTGAGAAACTAACGTACTTGCTGGTTCTTGATCTCCTCACGAACACTTCCGCGAATTGTAAAGCCTGTTCTCTGCTTGTGATCGTGGGCATCGTTATCGTTCTGTCCAATCGTTGATCATTGTCCTCTGCCAAGAATGCCACATCATCTGCGGATCCTTCTTCAGGGAATACTACCTCATTGGGTTGGAATTGGTTCAATGGATCTGCATAGGTCACAACACATCTATTGATCTTTGTGTTCCTTGCTTCGCCGTCCAATGCTACACCACCCAAGATATGATCATTGTTAATGGTGAACGCCGTTGTTGGATCGCTTGGTGTTGCTGAAATATCTGTGTCATCGCCGCCATGTTCAATCTTGACCCTGAACTTGCCTTGTTGGTATGGCATGATGCCTCTGAAAGTTGATAATAAAATTTTTGTGTTACCTAATAGTGTGTTTCCTGTGTCCATCACTGCATTGCAAGTGAAAGCCTTGCCTGTTGTTGAACCTGTGTAGGTCACTGTCTGGTCACATAGGTCAGCGGCAGTCTTGAAAGATGGCCAATGGAAAACATCGTTGGCCAGTCCCTTGCCAAAACGAGGATTCCTCATATAATCAACCAACACACTCACAGGATTGTCAGTGAAAACTTTTGTGTCTGAACCATATGCTGTTGTATGGTCCGCTGTTGAGTCACTGCCAACTGTTGTGACATCAAATATTTTTTTACCCTTGATCTGTGCTTTGATTATTGGCACACCACCTGGAAATGGATTGTTGTTTTGATCTTCTTGTGTCTTGATCTCTTTCCATTCAAATCTAAATGCCAGATATGCTATGCCGCTCAATTTGTGTTCTGATGTCCAACCTGGTGCCTCCTGTAAGATGCTTGATGCCACTTGATCGTCACGTCCATCAAAGAACTGCACCAACATCCTGCCATTGAATTTGTTGCCACTCACAGGAGTTGTTGAAACTCCGTGTGCATAACTCACAAGATCTACTTCTTGGTCATCTATCAATAATTTTTCTAGGCTGTTGATCTGTCCTTCACTCAATGTCAACGCCATATAGAGATATTTGTTGTTCTCTCCATTTGTGCTTAGGAAAACACGGGTACCACCAACCATTCTCTCTCCGTAGACCACTGGCAATCTTGAGACCGCGGAATCCCTGTTGAGAAGCACACCCGTCAATGCACTCTCCTGGTCACCTATATCCATGTCAAAGTCAGGAACATCCATATTGAAACCAAAAGGCGACATGATAGCACTGACTATTCCTGAGAATATCTTGCCAATACCACCTATGACATCACTAACGAAGTCACCAATCGCTTCAATTGGTTTTTCAATTATTCCGCCCATGCTTCAATGATCTCCTTCTTGTAATTTTCTCCATAATGTCTGAAACCCATTGCATTGTAGAACTTCTTGATCCTTGCGTTTTCAATACCCATCGCATAGGTCAATATCACTTCCAATGCACCATGTTTGGCACCCCATTGGTAAACCAAATCATAGAATCTTTTTGCCAACATACCTTTCCTGTGTTCAGGTTCAATGTAAAAAAAGATGTCATGCACACACATCTCATATGAAAAATTGTAATTTGCCAAATTTACCGCACAGGCACCCACTATCTTTTGTTCGTGTTCTGCAACCAACACCAAATACTTGGGGTTTCCTACGCTGTTAAGGTAGGAATTTTTAACATAAGACTCATGATAGGGTATGTGTCGTATATTTGATTCAAGGTACTGTTTTCGTGCTAATTTTAAGCATTGTGGCAGGTCCTTTTTTTCAAATGTCCTAATCTTCACTCTTCTTCTCCCAATGTATGTCAGCGATGGCAAAACCATTTTTTACCAACAGGTATTCACACTGTTGTTTGTCCAAAAGGAAACTGCCTTGGCTGGTCTTGATTGATTTAATTTTTAATCTATTGCATTCTTCATAGACCGCATTCAATAATTCTTGATAATGATTCCTGTGTGTGGTATGGATGTGCATAAGATGTACATGGCATTCAGGTTTGCTGTTCCATGGATTGATATGCAACTGGGCACAGATGAAACCTATCATTAGATCATCTTCAAACAATCCAAAAGTCAAAGTGTTTTGGTTTACCATGATGTTTTTTACCATTGTGTAGAAATGCAAGTCACTCCAGTCAACATCAACCCATCCTCTTTCATGACAGGCCTTTTTGCCCAATTCAAGTATGGCTTGTATGTCTTTCTTTTCACATCTTCTGGTATACATTATGCTCTACCCCATTTGAGATCTTGCACAATCTCAGGTGAGAAGTCCATGCCCCTGTCATTGGGGAAATGAACGTTCTGAGATGCAGGATTTGTTCTTCTGCCATTTAATCTTTCAAAGTCAGCGAACTGTGATGCCGCCTGTACAGTGACAGTGGCAGTGTCATTGGTTTCTCTGACATTGTATCCTGATATCCTACCATCAAATATCATGAAAACTTCGCTTGGTGTGAAACTGTAATCGCTTTCAAGTATCGCCCTGTAGATCACCACCCTCTTGTCAATGTAATCATTGTTTGTCAATTGTGCCAGTGTGGTAGTGTCAACGGCAGTGAATGTGAGATCCAAACTGCTGATCCTTAGATCACTGGTCTCATTGATGTTGCCATAACTTAGGAACTGTCCCTGTGCCGTGTAGGTATTTGTACCTGAGTCAGGTGCCGTGTCGCTGTCAAATTGTATATTGGCATTGGTGGTTGTGTAATAGAGTGTTGTGCTCAATTGCAATTCTATGAGATCTGCAACAAATAAACTTCTACTTGCTAATTTTGTTTGAGCAGATGAAACTATGGATCTTGTCATTATATCTCCTCATTTAACACCAACTCATACTTGAACGTGCCGTCTGATTGTGTGACGAATTTTATGTTATCTGAATCTTGATACACAGTCAGTGGAACGTTGTTGTATGTGATAGTCTGTCCACCACCCGTCAATGCTGTGGTCAAAGGTGGATAGAATTGTATGTTGTCAACAGTTGATCCATCTAGATTGACGTCCGCTGTTATCATGTACACTTTGTTGTGATTGCTAAATTTTATGATGTCACCTTTTTTCAATGTGCCTGTGCCACCACTTACGCCTATACTTTGACTGCCAGCGGCAAGACTTATGCTTGGTGATGTGCTCGTGACGTTGGCCACCGTGACTGTGCCTGATGCCGTGCCTCTGGTACTGCCAATACCTGGTGGAACAAATGTGAATGACTCAACCTGTCCATCCTGTTGCACTATGAAACTGTAATCAGCCATGAAGTCACCCCTTTCCTTTGCTGGGGATTGCACTTTCAAACTCCAGAACTGTTGTCCTGTCTTTATCCTTTGGCTCTTGCCAGATACACTCACTGAAACCCTGCTGTTTGTGTTGCTTTGAAAATCTAATGTTCTAAAACCTGTCGTGTTTGGAAATGCTCCGCTCATGTTATGCTGTCAAACTCCTTTTGCCTCTTTCTGCAAGGCCTCTGTTGATCAATCCTATGATTAGATCCTGTCTCGTTGTTAATAATTGATTGAAATCAGATGAGTCAATTGTGTTGATGTTGAATGTGACATTTATAGTGTCACCACCTGGTACCGCTGAACTGAATGCGTTGCCAAATGCATCATCATTGCTGACCACAGTGCCTGATGAGTTGGGAACAAATATCTCTGGACCCTTCTCTCCCACAACCACTGGCTGATTTGCCGCCGCACTTCCA